GTGATGATATCGGCACGGACGAAGGCAGGGCAGTTGGCCGGGATATGAAGTCCGGTCTTGTTCCACTACACAACGCCAGCGACGATGCCAGGCGCGGTCGGCAATTCGTACGGCCATTCCCAAAGCATCGACAGATTCCGCACCGTCAAGCCTTTGCTAGACTTGGTTTCGGTGGTACGGTACGTGAGCTTGGAGCAGAGATCCGGGTTTGCACCCGTTTCCCGAAGGACGAAACCGTCGACAACGTTACCAACGCGTTGCATGGTAACAGTACGTGCGGTTGTTCCATCGGCGCGAGATTTACCCGCGATCGTGGCTGAACTAGTATAACCCATATTTACCTCCTATAGAGATGAAAGGATTCGCTATTTGACTTTTCCTAGAGCTATGACACGGAGTAAAGCAGCCGCATCAATCCACCGGTTGGTGGACATGTTAACCCCAGGGGTCCAGACGGGAGCTGGGTTTTCCCATCGCGAACGGTTGTAAATTGTGGACTCAGCTATGACTGGAGACATCTCCGGATGAAGGTAGACATATCCATCGCGCGTTGTCCTTGCGATGTACTCTATGACACCCCGTCGGGTGACAGAAGTACCGGCGTCAACTACGGTTAAGCCTGCGAGCGCGTTTAAGCGCTCAAGGTAGCTGCCTAGGTCGATTATCCAATCCGCAACGAAAGAAAGAAAGGTCAGCTCGTACAGAGCTGCAACTGGGTTTAACAGCCCCAGCTGACTTGCTTCCCACGTAATTGAATTTGTGAAGTTAGGTTTCACACGGATCCATGCCGAGCATGTGATTTGGCCGGAGTGATTCCCGTCCGTATCGATTGCTGACATCCCGATGAAACCGAAACTCCCACTGCGCCACTTGTGGGTGGAGCTGACGACCGCCGTCCGATTTGCACGGATAACCCGTTCCGCCATCTTGTGAGCACTTGCGATATCTGCCACGGTTTTGGCCGCGTCCTTGATATCCTGGATGCCCGTCATTATTGCGTAACGGTATTGCAACCAAAGGGTTGCGAGACTCTGTGACCCATCCCAAGCGTGCTTCTCCCAATTAACGCGGGAAAAAGCACGTTTCATCGTAGCGAAAGCTCTTTTGGGGCTCCGCTTAAACTGACGAAAGGAGGAATATCCGTTGGAAACGGAGTTGACAAAGTCAACCACAAAATCGCGAGTCTTCCCAAGCTCCGCTGCGAACACAGGCATATTCCAGGACTGACCCTTAGCTAAATCAAGGGTTGCGTTCTGGACATCTGCGAGTGTTTTGACATACGGGAGCCCGAGAGCATAACTCTCAGCGCCTCTGTAATCTACACTTGCTACCCCTTCCGACTCGGCATAAATGAAACCGCCGACTCGATCGTGGTATGTCGTCGTTCGAAAACTCTGGGGCCACACCCGGGTTGTCCGGGTTTCGTACCTCATAGTAGCGATAAACGGTTTGGTTTGCCTATGCCACCAGCGATCCCGTTTGAACCAGCGATGGTCCACTTGGTTGCTGTATGGAACAGGCCACCAGCCCCCGGTCCAACCACTTGTGGTGGTCTTTGTATCGTGGGCTACAGTGTCAGACTTTGGGTCTGTATTGTCAGG